CGAGGCGCTTGAGCGTTTGGCAGTCGCCGACGCAACGAGCGTGCTCTTCATCCAGAACCAACAGGCCACCATTCGGGTGGTCGATGAGCTTCGCGGCAACTTCGAGCAGTTCATCCGCTCGGGCGCCGTCAAGAACCCACCTGGGATCGCGTGATCCTGTAACCCTCGCCAGCACCCCGCTTAGGCGGACTGGCAACCCAAGAGAGCGCACATGGAGACCGACGACACCCCACAGGGTGGCGAGAGCCTGTCTATTGATCAGGCCGCAGCCGCATACGCCAAGACACTCACGACCGAGGCAATCCCCAAGGATGACGCCGAAGCCGGAGACGAGGCGGACGGCACCACGACCGACGACGAATTGCAGACACCTGATGATGATGGTGCGAGTGACGAGACGGACGGCGAAACCGCAGAACAAGATGACGCCGCAGAGAGTGACGACGACGAACCGGACTCAGAGCAGGGGCGCTTCGTGGCAGACAATGCCAAGGTGCGACTTGCCGACGGGACGGTCACCACAGTCCATGAACTCAAGCGCGGCAATCTCCGGGAAGCGGACTATACGCGCAAGCGTCAGGAAGATGCAGCACTCTCCTCGGAGACTGCCACCGAACGCGAAGCGCTGAAGGCATCAAAGCAGCAGGTCGAACAAGAGCGGGACTACATGGTCCGGCTCGTCAAGTCGATCATCCCCGAAGAACCAGACCCAGCACTGTATACGACCGATCCCTTCGCCTTCGGGCAACAGGAGATCGCGCGCAAGCAGTGGATGAAGCACCTCGAATTTCTCGAGCAGCAGGGCAAGGCCAGCGTCAAGGAACGCGAAGCCAAAGCCGCCGCTGACGAGAACGAGCTGCTCGACAGGGAATGGAAGGCTCTCATCGCCAAGGCCCCGGCCATGGCGGAAAAGAAGAGCTTCGACAAGTTCGTTGACGACCTCAAAGAGCACGCTCCGTCCTACGGCATCGATCCGAAGGATATGGGCGATATCGTCAACCGGCTCGCTCGGGATCACCGCGAAGTGCTGTTCGTCAAGGACGCGCTCTCGTGGCGAAAGCTGCAGGCCAGCAAAGCGCAAGTCGCCAAGAAAGTTGAAGGCCGCCCACCCGTCCAGAAGGGCGGCAAACGGCTCAACCCCGGCGACCGAAGCGCCCGCGCTGCCACCGATGCCATGACACGCGCCAAGGCCGAACCGTCCGTTGAGAACGTGACGGCGGCTTACCTCGCTTCACTCAACAAAGGATAGCCTATCATGGCAGCCGTATCGAACACCGTGCTCACGAGCGCGGCGATCGGTAATCGGGAAGAGCTCGACAACTTCGTGTCGATGATCACTCCTTCCGATACCCCGATCTACAGCATGGCCGGCAAGGAAAAAGCCGAGTCCAAGCACCCCGAATGGGAGTATGAAGACCTCGACACTCCCGGCGCCAACGCACAGCCCGAAGGCAACGAGTACAACTTCGATGCTGTGACTGCCCCGACCCGTGTCGGCGCCCGCACGCAGATCTTCACCAAGACCTTCATCTTCTCCGGCACGCAGCAGGCGGTGTCCAACGCGGGCAACGTCGAAAAGCGCGCCCATGAGCTGATGAAGAAGGGCAAGGCCCTGCGCAAGGACATGGAGTTCGCGATCGTCACGAACACCGCGTCCACCAACACCGATCCGCGTATGCTCGGCGGTCTTCCCTCGTGGCTCGCCACCAACGTTTCGCGTAACGGCGGCAGCAACGGCGGCTTTACCGGCGCTGACACCGTGGCCGAAACCACGGGCACCCAGCGTGCATGGACCAAGGCGCAGACCGACGACGTTCTGCAGTCGGTCTACCAGAACGGCGGCGATGTCACCACGGTTGTGGTCTCGCCGTACAACAAGCGCGTGTTCGCGACGTTCATGTCCGATGCCAACGTGGCCGAGTTCAAGTACGCGGCCGGCAAGGGCACGAACACCATCATCGGCACGGCCGACATTTACGAAGGCCCGATGGGCACCGTGAAGGTTCAGGCCAACCGCGTGATGAGCACCGCTGCGACGGCTCGCCGCGCCTACTTCCTCGATCCCTCGCTGGTGAAGTGGCTCTCGCTGCGACCCATCCAGGAGAAGGAAGTCGCGGTCACCGGCGACGCCGAGAAGGGCGTTCTGCTCGGTGAAGGCACCCTCAAGATCGTCAACGAAAAGGGCATCGGCATGATCGCCGATCTCTACGGTTTGACGGCTTCGACGTAAGGAGAACAGACATGGCACCCTCTCTCAAGCCCATCACGATCACGGCGGCCACGACGCTCTCCCGCAACGTCCATGCCGGCGCCATCGTCAACGTCAACAACACCACCGGCTTTGCGATCACGCTCCCTGCCTCAACGGGCAAGGGCGATGTCTATACCCTCTACTATGTCGCAACGATCGGGTCCGGTTCGGGCACGGTTCTGGCGGCGGGCGCGGACGTGTTCGTCGGCGGCGTTTCGATCTCCACCGACATCGGTGGAGTGACCATGCTGGCGGCGGTTACGACCGACACCATCACCATGAGCGGCTCCACGACCGGCGGCGTTGTCGGCACGTGGCTGCGCTTCACCGACGCCATCTCGGGCAAGTGGATGCTGGAAGGCTTCCTCTGCTCGACCGGCAACGAAGCCAATCCGTTCAGCGGCAGCTAACCGCGCGGGCTCGCCCCCAAGCACCCACGCACGGGCCTCGCCTTCGGGCGGGGCCTTTTTCATTCCCCGGCGCTCCCGGCCCTCTTTGAACCGAAGGATCAAATTCCATGACTACCTCTCAGAACCGCTTCCTCAACAAATTCCGTTACGCGATGGCGAACAACGCGGAGACGGTCACTACGACCTCGAGCGATACGCTGCTCGTCTATGACGTGTCGGCGGATGACGTTGGCAAGGTCGCGCTGTCCGCACTCACCCTCGCTGACTTCGGCGCGCTGACCAACCCCGTTATTCTCGGCTCGGACGGCACCGGCCACAACGTGCTGTTCTACTCCGCCACTGCCGGCAAAAGCTGGCTGTGGGACGAGTCTGCCGACACCATGATCGTCACGGGCGCGACAACGCTGCTCGGGGACGTGAATGTTGGTGTCGATGCCACCGGCCACGATGTCAACTTCTTCGGCGACACGACTGGCAAGAAGTTCTTCTGGGACCAGAGCGCCGACACCGCGTTTCTCACCTGCACCGTGGACATCGACGGCACCGTGACGGTGGGCGTTGATGATACCGGCTACGACGTGAAGTTCTTCGGTGCTACGGCCGGCAAGTCGTGGCTCTGGGACGAGTCGGCGGACAAGGTGATCCTGACCGGCGAAATGACGGTTACCAACACCGTCCCGGCGACCTTTGCCGCAGGCTTCACCACCAAGCAGGCAGTGACGCAGGTGCACGATACTACGCCGACGGCGGCGGAACTGGTGACCTCGTTCGGTGCTGCCGCAACCCTCGGGCGCGGCTTCATCGGCACGGTGGACGACAACGACGGCGATGCGATCAGTTACATCGTCTGGACCACCGACGCGTCGTTCTACTTCGTCAAGGGCACCAAGGCCGCCTAGACGTGAGGACGTACACCCCAGCCCAACAGCAGCAGCCGCAGATCACTATCTCGCCTCGGGGCGACGGCGTTCGCATCTACGCGACCGTCATGCCCACGGCGGAGAAGGTGCGGCTGCTGAAACTCGCACTCGACTATCTCGAAAGCAAACCGACTGAAAAGGACGTTCTTCATGGCTAAGAAACCCGGCCGCAAGGCCGCACCCGCGGCGGTCACCGCTCCCGAGCCCGCTGACGCTCCGCGTATGACCAGGGAAGAATTTGAAGCTGAGGCAGCGGCGATCAATGAGGCGGCGCGTGTTGCTGCCGAAACCCGTGCCGCTGAGGCTGACGCTGCTCGAGTAGTGGCAGAGGCCGCTCAGGCTGCGGCCAACGCCAAAGACGAGGCTCTCGCCGCGCGTGAGACGATCGATGCCGTCAAGGTTCTCAAGGAACAGGCGGCGGCCCTTGGGCTGGCCGTTGATCCCGAGTGGGACGTTGACGAGCTCGCTGCCAAGGTTCTCGAAGCGCAGGAAGCCAAGGCTAAAGCCGAACGGGCCGCCTTCGACGCCTCCGCAAAGGAGCGCGTGTTCCTGATCCGCGACTGTTGGCCGCTCGACGTGCGCCACTATGCCGGCGAAACCATCGAAGTGCCGCGCGACATCGCAACCAGGTGGTACGTCACCGGAGCCGCCCGGCCCGCCTGATGACCGACCACAGGGTGTTTTTCGACCACGATCCTGAGATCGGGCGAACGGTCTGGCTCATATTCAACGAGCACGGCCAATTGCGCGGCGCTCACGTCGAGCAAGAGATCGACGCCATCCTCGAGGCCAATGCGGTAGCCAAAGCGGCAACCGAGGGGCAGCGGTTCGGGGACTGGAACCACGCCGCATCCGTGCCCCTGACGTTCCTCGAAAAGACCGGGCTCGGTGAAGCGATCGACGCGCGGGATCAGCGCTACGTGTCGAAGATACTCAATGACTCGGATCACTCCAAACTTCGCACTAGCCGGGGGCGTGTCTGATGGCAGCGATCGTAAGCTACGCCACGCTGACTTCCGAGATCGCCCGCGTCTCTCTCAGGACGTACGACGCCGCGGTAACGGACGGCTACATTGGCAACGCGGAAGCCGACGCCCGTATCCACCTTGGCCCGCACTTTGCCAAGGAAACGAGCGCAACCCTACCCTTGGTTGCTGGCGTCGCGACGTTGCCTACCGGCTTGGTGCGCGTGCTGTCCCTGTCGCACGCGACATATGGGCCGCTCACCGAAACTTCGCTCGAAACGATCCGCGCGCTTCGCATCAACGGCGGGACAACCGCCCCGGCCTTCTACGCCATCACGGGCACGTCGATCCTTACCGACGCGCTCTACACCGGGAACCTGACGCTCGACTATGAGGGCACGCTGACGGGGCTCTCGTCTGGCAACCCCACCAACTGGCTCGTGACCTACGCGCCCCAAGCCTATCTGCTGCTGTGCCTTTCCTACGCAAAGGTAGATGAGGAAGACTTTACGACGGCCGCAGGGCTCAAGGCCGCGGCCCTGTCGATCCTCGACGATCTCGGCATTCAGTCGATGGTCACCCAGAAGAGCCGTGCCAGCGTTACCATCCCAGGCGCGACCCCGTGATCAACTGGGGCGAGTGGCGTCCATACGCAGGGCCGAACAGCGGCTTTGCGGAAGTCGCGGACGGTGCTCTGCCGCGACACGCCGCGGGGAATATCGGCTACGGGCCTTATCCTGATCTGGTTGAAGCCGACGGGGCGGAAGCATTGTCCGCAGCTCCACGGGGCAGCCTCTCGATCCGGCTGTTCGACGGCAGTTATCAGCAGTTCTTCGCCACCGAAACCACCATTGAGGTTTTGGAGTCGGACTACAGTTGGACCGATATCGACACCGGACGGGCATTGGGCGACGGCTACGACGTGAGCATGGTCCACTTCGGATCGTTTCTCGTCAACACCGACGCCGCCGACGGAATGATGGACTACAACGTCGAGACGCCTGCGGGCAACAATGCTGTGTCTGGCGCTCCCGCTGCGGCCTTCATCTTCAAGAGCAATAACTGCCTCGTGGCGGGAAACTGTGACGGCAACAATCGGCGGTTTCAGACTTCAGCCATCGGCGACCACACCGAGTGGAAACTGAAGGGCGCGAACGGGAAGACGCTCGAGGACGGCGGCGCGCTCGTCACCGGGTTCGATCTCAAGAACAAAATGGCGCTTCTGCTGCAAGAGGACGCGGTTCGCGGGCTCGACTTCAGCGGTGGCGGCCTGACCGGCCAGTTCAAGATTGCCGACGGCAGTGGATCGGTGGGGGCCAGATCGGCCGCTTCATTCGATGGCACCGGGTACTGGGTTGCAACGAACGGGCTCAAGCGCCTGACAGCGGGCGGGCCGGTGGAGCATATCGGGGAGGGTCGGGTTGACGAGTGGTTCGCCGATCAGGTCACGACCGACAACTACATCAACGTGCAGTGCGCGATCGACCCCTTCCGCAAGGTGGTGTTCTGGCGCCTGAGCGCGACGCGGTTGCTCGGCTTTGCATGGGCGCTCAATGGGGGGGCAGGCGCATTCTTCACGGCGACGGTTGCAACGACGGCGCTCAGTCAGATCGCGACTTCGGCCATTCTCCTCGACCTCTGGGACGAGTTTCTCGATCAGCAGGACGTGCCGCTCGATAGCCGGCTGTTTCAGGGGAACCAGCCGGTGTTCGCGGCACTGAACGCGGATCGGAAATACGCGACCTTCACCGGCAACCCAATGGCGCACACGCTGCGCACCTGCATCATCAACAGCCCGGTTACGGGAATTGGGAGCTGGATGACGCCGATGTCGAAAGGCGCGGGGCCCACCTATCGGGTGGGGACCAGCGACAATCTCGACGACGGGATCACGTGGCCGGTGGCTTACAATTCCAAGGTGCGCAACGGGGCGGTGCCTCTGCGCTTCCGGGGCATGAATATCCAGATCGAGGAATTTGAGGATCAGGCGAGCGAGTGGGAGTTCTCGCACGGCATCGACCACTTCAAGAAAAGCACAGGAGGCCCGAAGTGAATATCTCAGCGATCAACAGTGCGTTTCAAAGTCTGATGGCGGAAGCCGGTAAGAAAGCAAGGTCCAGTGCGCCGTCTTCCAACGGGCCTGTAGACTGGGACGCGGTGTATGCGGGGACAGCGAGCTGGGGAGTCATCGCCCCTGCCATTCGCGAACTTGACCAGCGCCTGCTTGCGCTCGAAGGCCGCGAGGCTGAAGCGGAACGCAGGCTATCGGTGCGCGCTGAGGCACTTAAAACCTCGTGAGCGTCTTTACCTTCGATAGCCGCGGCGCCGAGCCGATCCTGAGACGGATTACCGACAACGTTGCCACCGTCATTGTCGATGCTACCGATGCCCGCTATGTCGCATGGTTCGACGTAACGGAGAACAGCGGCGGGACGCCGAGCATCACGGTGGAAATCCTCCACGCGACGATCCCGCATTATCTCGGGACAGGGGGAACGTCGTGGAGAGCGAAGGCCATGTCGGCCAACCAGAGCGTGCGGTTTGATCAGGGCTATGCGCTGCCTCCTGGATCTCAGTTGCGCGTGACCTCGAACAACGGCAGCGGGCTCGTGGATGTCACGGGCGTCTCGGTTTCTGCAACGTAGGTGCTCACCCCTGCCGAGGCGTGGGAATGGCCGTTCATCGCGGCCACGATAGCGCCCGCCGTTGAAGCGGACGGAACGCCCTCACTCGACGAGGTTCTAAACCAGATCGAACGCGGCACCATGCAAGCCTGGCACATCGGCGACGGTGCGGCTGGGTATGCGGTGACGCAAACCGCGTACGTCCAAGGTGACGACGGCAAGGACACGGAAACAGTCGCTCTTTGGCCGGTGTACGTCGGGGGCAAAGTGTTCCGCTCCCCGCGGGCGACGATGAAACGAATAGCGGCCGAGCTCGAAGCAAAGGCCCGCGAAATTCACTGTGACGAAATGCGCGTGACGGGTGACCGAGCGCTCCAATGGGCCTCCGTGCTCACGGGGTTCGAGCGCTGCGGCAACGGACTAAGGAAGGTTCTCCACTATGACAAAGAATGAAGGCGCTGGCGGCAGTTACAACCCCGCAGCCCTCGGGGGACAGCTCGGCACAAAGCTGACGAACTACGCCACAAAACCCGCCCCGGTGATGAACCAGAACCTGTTCACGGGCCTCGGCGCAACGAGCAGGGTTGGGCTCGGCGGCGAGATCGACGCGGCACGGGCGGCCGGCACCGGCATGAAGGGCGCCTATGACTACGCGGCCAATCTGGCGAAAGGCCCCGGTGGCCCCTCGCTGACGGAACAGCGGTTCCTCGGCGCGGACTACGGCGCGGAAGCGCCAGGCTATCAGACGCTCCGCAACAAGCTCACGGATGACGTGACGACCAACAGCCTCAGTGCGTTCAACAACAGCGGCATGTTCGGCTCCGATGATAACCGCGAAAGCCTTGCGCAGGGGCTGGGGACGGCTCTGGCGGGCATGGACATGGAACAGTATCGCTACGGGCAGGCGCAGGAACGCGGGGACGTGGCGGCGATCGAGGGGCAGCGCCAGCAGGGCATCAACAACGCCATGGGGGCAGGGGCGACACTCGGTGCTCG